ATTTAGCCGCCAAAAATGTTGCCGATAAACGTGTTACTTCTGTTCAAAATGCAATGAATAAAGTTCCATTCAAATTTGCGGTGGACCCCAATAAAGTCAATGTTCGCGTATTGGATCAACTTCAACGGGAACTTAATATCCTTGGTGAAAATAAAATTACCCAATCTGGCGGTACCCAATTTGGCTCCGGAAAAGGCGTAAAAGCTATGGGCGAAAAGATCGTCAATGATCTTAAAAACCCAAAAAGTTCTGTATTTAACCAAGCATTTACAAATGCACACAATGGATATGTTTTCAAACGCGATCAAGAGAACGCTGCTAAATTGGCCACCCGATTGATTAATAGCATTGGGGACACGAAAAAAGTCCACGAATTGGTTAATGTTTCAAAAATTCTTGGCGCTGAAGAAAAAAACTTCATGCAAAAAGCGTTTATGCTTAACCTATTAAACAAAGCAAAAATTGGTGATCGGTTTAATCCCGCCGTTGTAAATAAGTATTTTGACAATGCTCAAGCCCGTAAAGCATTAACAAATATCTTTGGGCCGCAAGAAGTTAAGCATATGGAAACTTTTGCGCGAATGGAATCATTGCAAAATGATACCAATAAGATTGTTAATGGCATGACGGGCCGCACCCCTTCCGCCTTCACATTTTCCCCGTTGGATCTTCTTATTGGGACGCACAGTTTGTGGGCGGAAGCTTTAAACAAAATTGCTCAATTCTCCGCCGATAGCGCACAAAGAAGATATGCTAGCCGCATATTGAAGCAAATGAAGTCCAATAATATTGATGATCTTCAGGCGGCGTATCGCGATTTATATCAAAACCAGAATATGTCCAACAAAGCGAAAATGTTTGTTAACGACAATCTTGGCAAAGCTATACGTCAACGCGCAACGGTAGCGGGTGCTACAGCTATGGGCCGCAAAGAGGGTGGCCGCGTGGGCTATGACGAGGGCGGCGATGTCCGTGCTGGGGATAGCGTTGGTGGGTATAAAGGTGATACAGGCGGTTCCAGTGGAGATTCGGGTGGGAACGAAAACGTTCGCGCCGATACTGTTTCGCAATCACAACAAGCATCCAGTGACTCACAAGCGGCGGCAAATGACAAGGCAAACCGCCAAGACGTAAGTCCATTTGCTTTTGGCAAGGATGTAAACGTTTCCGGAAACGTTGGAGCCGCCCCTTCTCAAGGCGACCCTTCATCAATCGCTACGCCGCATTTGGATTACGTCAATAGTTTAGTTGATAAGATTCAGGGACCGGAAAGTTCGTACGGACAAAATACGTACAATATGAGTTCCGGTGCATTTGGACCGTGGGGACTAACCCCCGCGACCGCTTTGAGCCAACTAACGCAGACGCATCCTGAAATGCTTAATCAGGCAACGGGCCAAGTTAATCCCGGCGACGTAAGCACGGGTGGTTTGGATACCAGTCAAGATCCTTCGGGCGTTTCTAACTCCACATTACTTAGGAACATTGTCCTTGACCGTAATTTGCAAAGGGATTTGGTCACAAACCTTACGCAGCAAAATATGGCGACATTGGCGGCGAATGGATTTGATACATCGCCTCAAAATGTTTATGCCGCCCATATGTTGGGTGTGAATGACGCGATGAAGGTGTTGCGGTCAAACGGTGGTTCTAGCCTTCAAGACACTGGTATCAATCCAAAAGCGATTACCGGAAATAAGTTGCAAGGGATGTCGGTTGATGATTTTCTTAATCATACGCAAAGCGTAATGGCTCAGGCCCCAACAGCCCCGATTGCACCTACGGCTGGCCGCACCTTCCAAAATAAGGGCGGTCGCGTAACCCGCGCAACGGGTGGTCGTATTCCTGAGGTTGATAGGGTTTTTAAAGCCGCCAAACGGGAATTGGATGGTCACACGAAATCCATGCTTCATATGCATGATGATGCAATTGTCCATGCTTTAAGAATTGCAAAAGGTAAGGTATAATCATGCTAACCCGTATTGAGAGGCACTAAAATGGCGAACATGTTTGATCAACTATTTAGCTACAGTGGCGCTCCAGCGTCCGGTGGTGCAGATCAAGGTAACGCGGATGGCAGCACGTATTCTGGCGTAGGCAGCCACGGGGCTGTAACGCATCCTGACACGGGCAATAGAACGGGCCAAAAATTAAGCAATGAGATGTATCAACAATTGATGCCGTTGTTGAACAATGTCAACATTGCGCGCACCAGTGCGCTTCTTCAAAATCCTCAAAATGGCCCTTATTTGGGATCGGCAATTAATGCCACAACAGGCGGCGGTACGTTGCCAACGGGTGGTGGGACAACTACAGGCGGTGGGACGACGACAACGGGCGGTGGCACAACCACAACTGGTGGTGGGACAACCACGACAGGCGGCGGAACGTCAACTGTTGACCCAGCAGTTACCGCGTTAAATCAAATTTATCAATCTGATTTTGGGCGGGCTTATAATCCAGCGACTGATTCGTATTGGGCAAATCAAATCAAGTCCGGTGCAGAATCCCTTACAAATTTGGATAAATTGAAACAAGATATTGCGTCCGGCGCATTGGGCGCTGATAAAACTTATTACACTTCAACGCTTGGTGGTACGTCAGGTAGTCCTGCAATAAGCGGCGGGGGTGGTTTTAACCCGGCAAGTTTTGGTAGCAGTGGTGATACATCAACCAGTACCGGAACAACTACGACAGCAGACCCAACTCAAACTTTATTAAACAACATTTATCAATCTGATTTTGGGCGGGCTTATAACCCATCCACTGATTCGTATTGGGCGCAGCAAATTGCATCAAATCCATCTCTTGCAAGCAACCCTGTTCAATTAGCAAATACAATTGCGGGTGGTGCTGCTCAAGGCAGTTCTGATGCCGCTGCATATCAGAAAGCCATGACGGTAAATCCCGTTACGGACAATGGTGGATCAATTAACCCCGTAATCCCATCAGGCGTCGGCCCCGGCTATGTTGCAAACTTAAACGCCGCCAATGCAGACCCTGCGGTACAAGCCGCCTTAAACGGTGCCGTTGATGCAGGTATTCCGGGCTTCACTGTCAAGAAAGATGGCGGCCCTGTTCACTCCCACAAAACCCATCCGTTTTACTACCACAATGGCAGATGGCATCACGGGTAAGGTGAATGGATCCGTTTACCCTTATAGCTGGCGCTACCGCAATTTATAACTCCATTAAGTCCGCCGTTGATTCGGGTCGGGACATGATGGAGACTGCGGAGAAGGTAAGCAATTTATTCAGTAAGATCGGCCAGATTGTTACGGTAACATCAACGCCGCAGAAGAAAAAACTATTCCAAAGCCAAGCGGATTATGAGGCGGAGGCGGTAAAACGCTACGCTGTTAAGGCCAAAGCTCAGGATATGCAGCTTCAGGTAAAAAACATGTTCGTGGGCCAATATGGTCCTGCGGCGTGGGAGGGTATCCAGCGGCAGGTGATTGAGATGCGGAAAGAGGCGGCCCGTCAAGCCGCCGCCGCATTAAAGGAGCAGGAAGAAAACCGCAAGGATTTGATTATGGTTAGCAGTATTGTGGGTTTTCTGGTATTAGGTATCGGCGCAGTTGGTATATTTCTTATGATAACGGTGAAATAACATGCTTCAAGCTCTCAAACATATGTTCACAGGCGTGGACAACATGACTTGGGACATTGGCCGCATCCTATGGGCCAAAATGTCCATTGTTTACTGTGCGGTCACCGCGTATCAAACGGTGATGCATGGGAATTTTGACCCTCAAAACTGGGCTATTGGCGCATCCGCTATCCTTGCTGGCGGGGGCGGTGGATTGGCATTGAAGTCCAAGACGGAGCCATCGTAATGTTCTTCCTCCTCCTTAATCCTTGGGTGCGTAATGCAGCAATCGCCGTTGCAATAAGTGTTATACTTGTTCTGAGCTATGCGTACTGGGCGGGCCATGAAAAAGCTATAGGGGCCGCCAGTGAGCGGGCGCAGGAAGAAGTTGTAGCGATTGAGCATGAGCAGAAGGTTGATGCGGAAACGGTTAAGATTGACCAATCCGTGTCCCAAGATAACACCCCACAGGACACCCTTCAGAAACAGTGGAGCCAGCCATGAAGCGGATTCTTATATTGGTATCAATATTACCTTTGGCGGCGTGCATGCCTAAGCCGGAAACCAATATTGTGGATACATCTTGCAATTGGGTTAAGCCAATTTACGTCAATAAAGATGATAAGTTGACCAATAAGACCGCCACACAAATTTTGTCCCATGACGACAAGTGGAAACAGTTCTGCGGGAATAAATAATGAAAGATAATTTTGAACAATGCCTAGCCCTCGTCTTGAAGGAGGAGGGGGGATATGTTAATGACCCCCGTGATCCGGGGGGCCGGACAAATCACGGTGTTACTCAGAAAACTTGGGAAAGTTACGTCGGTCATCCGGTAACGGAGATGGACATGATGAACTTGACGATTCAAGATGTCGCCCCCCTGTACAAAGAACAGTATTGGGATAAGATAAATGGCGACTCACTTCCTCTTGGCATTGACTATGCCACTTTTGATATGGCTGTTAATAGTGGGGTAACCCGTGCGGCAAAAACCCTCCAGCAGGTATGCGGTGTGGGTCAAGACGGGCAAGTCGGGCCAACAACAATTGCTGCTGCTGAAGAGGCAAACGGTCGCGAGGTTGCGACGCGAATCTGTGAAGCCCGATTAGCTTTCCTACAAGGACTCCCTACATGGAACATCTTCGGTAAAGGCTGGGGTGCACGTGTATCAAGGGTTGAAAACTTAGCGTTCCGTATGGTAGAGTAGAGGTGCCGTGGTTTTTCCTTCCCACGGCATCCTCCCTGACTTGAGGGGGCTGGTTACGTGGGGCCAGCCTCCTCCTTTTCATTACTAATCGTGATAATGTATTTACAGCTTTGCACGACGGGGAGATTGCTCCCGTTGTTTTTGTAAATCCTCTCACTATCAATCCACTGCAATTCTTTCAGCCCCTTCATCGCACGAATCACCACCGCCCGATTCGTGAGGGTCGCCTCCGCAATCTCATCCAATGTAGCGACAAAAGACTTGGGGCCGTAATGGTCCAGAATACGAAGCATCAGGAGTTGCTCCCGCATCCGTGCATTAGTCGTCCAAATCACAACTTGGATCATCTCCGTGATTGTGGGCAAGTTACAACTAACAGTTGCGTTCATCATCATCCTCATGGGAGGGCATATTAATCTCCCTCCGTTTGAATGTCAGATTGGTTTGCGCCCTAACATCCGGGTTTGCATATGTCCAAATCTCACCCGTGTTATCCTGTACGCACACCCACAGAAGGTGATGCTCTTCGCCATAATCAATGACTAAGTGCGCTAATGCGGGACCCCGTGGGGTCAGCATCGGTAGGGTTGGTCTGAGTTGCAAAATCAATGTGTCTGCTCCTTACCCGCTTCAAGGAGGTGCTTGAGGTAATCCTGAGTAATCCCCTTCACCTTCTTTAATGTCATCTCCAACGTATTATCTTCCAGCACTTCGCGGTTCATCATGCAGATAATTAGCATGAGTGCGACGCTATGTATGATAATTGCGTCAGACATCTTCTTTGTGATCTTGCCGTCAGCAATCATCTCCATGACGGACTCATTAATCGGGAAGGATAATTTATCCGCCATAGGAAAGGCGTGGTCGTAAATATCTTCAAGTGGGTTTTCTTCCTGATTTGGATCAAAACCTTCTGGTAGAATAAGTTTCATTTTATTTCTCCCTTGGGACTACTGTCCCATCCATTTTGCGTTTCAGTGGGGACCTTTTACCAAAAGGTAGCGGCGTCCGTGATACGTGACCTCCAAGGTGACG